CTCTCCTCCCCCGCCACGTTGGGGGTTGACGTAGTCTCGACAATCGACAATGCAATCAGACGGCAGGGATGGTTCAGTCAATCACGAATTCCGACACATTCTGATATTTGGGAAACGGCAAATGAAATACGCACCGCTCTTCTGAAGAAGGTGGGTGAATAATATGGGTTTTGATCGGGGCGGTTCAAAGAAGGGTTCCGGTTGGGGAGGCATGACACACATTCATTGTCCACGGTGCGGTGGATATTTCAAGAAGTCTTACTGGCAAAAGAAATTAAATGGCGGCCTCTGCTCTAATCGTGAAAAATGTAATGAACGGCTGAAGAAGGTGGAAAAATGAAAACTTTTATCGCTTTGGGTTTAGGGTTCTGCTACGGAAATATGTTCCAAATTATTTTAAGGGATGGATGGAAAAACGACATTGGCGGATTAGTATTATGCGCAATTTCTTTTTTTATTGGAATTGCGTTTTTAATTTTTCTGAAGAAGGTGGGGACGGTATGACGTACTTTGTGCATGAGCATAAGATTAAATATAAAAGTGGAGAGCCATGCTTGCATAGGGGTTGTATGAATCATCGAACTCATCCATGTGAAGGATGCGGTAGAAAACGAGCCGAGGGATACGTTTTAGAAAAAGACCAGGCATATATCGTCAAATCAATAACCCGCCCAAGGCGGAAGGAGAAGAGATGAAAGAAACAACTTTGGCGAAAGAGAAGGAGAAGCTTCAAGCCATCGTAAATAAGTTTGTGCGGATCTCGTATGCTGATGATTCGGGGATGGTTCGTTGTTATACCTGCTCATCCGTTAGACATTGGAAAGAACTGGATGCCGGTCACGCAATCCCCGGTCTAAAAAATCATTGTCGGTACGACACGAGGATCATTCGCCCTCAATGCGATGTGTGTAACCGAAGGAAGTCGGGGAATCTATCGGTCTTTATCCCAAAACTAATCAAAGAGATCGGCATGAAGGCGTGGGAGGACGCTTCAACGTACCGGGACGTTCAATATTACACCTTTCAGCTTATAGCGTTGATTCAAAATTGGAGAAAGAAACTAAAAAACATGGCCGCCCAAAAAGGAGTCCAGTTATGATCCGAAATAAATACGCCACGGACAAAATCTCGCAAAGAAGGAATAAAGAAGAGGAGAAGCTTCCTCTTTGGAAACGGGTTCAAAGGTTTGGGTATCACGTTCTTGTAATGATCCAGAGCGAGGAGCGTTGTATCGTTTGCAAATCGCCCCTGCATAGAAATAACGTCAATCAAATTCAAAAATATCATGGGGAATGCCGGAATCTCAGGACAAGGAAAGGAAGGGGAATTAATGGGAGAAAAATCGAAGAAGTTCAAAGCGTTTCTGGATCGGTTGGATCATTATAGAACCCTGCCGCATAAACATATTGGAACTCTTGAAGATAGAGATAATGAGCATTGTGTATTTTTCAATGACGCAGTTCAAGAGGTAAAACGGAACGAAGACATAAAAATTAATTTAAATCCCATCGAATATTTAGGGTGGGAAAGCTCGATAAAACAAATAGTTTTTAACAATGGAATATGTGTAACGTAACCGTGACGTTAGCGTTACGTCCTTCCTTCTTTCTCTCTTTCCTTCCTTCTCTCCTTTTGCTCTTACTCTTACATGAAAGACCCGTTAAATGGAAGCAAAATTACTTTCCACTCAGAAAGGGAGTATGGAAGGTCCCCGGCGCTTAAATCCTTAGGTCTTGTCAGAAGATTGTTTGCTTTGAAGAAATTAAAGGTGTAGGCTTTTAACGTGAAGTAAAAAAGGAGAAGCGATTATGCGCGGAATCGCCCCGATAAAAATAAATGTTCGCCCCGGAACGGTTGAGAGTCGCCCCAAGACTTTCAACCGTTTTTTTTGTGAAGAAAATGCCCTGATCCACACGAACTCAAGGAAATGGCGGGATTATCTTTTTTTCTCTGCCATTGAATTGAGATCCTTAGAATATTGGATAGGGTTTTCTTACGATAGCGGCCGGCAAGAGCATATCAGCTATGAGGAGCAAGGGATCAAGAGCGCGTTAAGTCTGCTTTGATTCGCCCTTGCCCTTTTAAATAAAAAAGGCCGCGAGTGGTTAGCCCGCGGCCAATGTCGCCCCTTTCTTTTTACGGTTTATTTTTTCCCAAGCGCTCAAGATATTCAAGTTTTTTGAGCGCCATTCTAACGATCCACCAGCAATCGTCCCACTCCGCGCCGGCCAAAGCTTTCTCTACCGAAACTTTATCTAACGGCTTCATGGTCCGCCCCTTCCCTTTCCCGGCATACGATCACAATGGCGATCCTCCAAGATCCGCACGCCGGACAAGTGTGACGCTTCCTGGCCGGTGTGAACTCTTGCCCGCACGCTTTACAGCCCCATGTTGTTTTTGTTTTTAGTGCCATGTCCTACCCCCTGATTTTGTTTTTCGTGTCTGTAATGCGTTCCTTGTGTCCGTTTTTAGCTTGTGACCGGGCAAAGCGCCCGGTTTCGGCCTTTCGGCCTCTTCAGACAAGCGCCTAGTTTGTCAAAGCTTCCAGCTTCCAGCCAACCTTTTCAATGGTTGCTTGGCCGTTTGCGCCGCCCGTGTAGTCTCGATCATGTTGCGCGGTACGGACAAGAATATCATCCGCACCGACCAACCGTTCCGAAAATGGCGCACGTCCGAAACGGAAAAATATGCAAACTTTCCCGTTATTTTGTTTTTCACGAACCCGGAACAATAAGAATGTCCATTGTTCCATGCGACAATTTCCAACTGGAAACGAGCCGTCTCTTTCTTGATCCGCGCCCGGAACATACGCGCGAACGCCTTCCAATCCTCAAGCTTTCTCATTGTCTTGCGCTCTATTGTCGGAGCGCTGTAAACTTCTCTTTCTACGGTGTAGCTCATATAACCCCCTCTGCCGGACTTGGGACCGGCTTTGTTGTTTAACGCGGCACGCTGGCCGCGCCCCTCACGTTATAGCCAACGATGGGTAAGAGCGTATCCGCCGTCTCCCTTGTGGATCTTCCCGGCGTAGTTCTTGCGCTCCATCCCGGTCGAATGATCGTTAAAATGGTCATTTGATGGACAGCGCCGCCCTTTCTCTTCACCTGGACAAACAAAACCCTCCGGGAACAAGCGCCGGGAGAGGGAATAGACAAGGTGAAAACCCATGTCCATTCCGCAACCCCCCGTCCGAATGCCGCCGCGCCGCTCGTCGATACGGTCGTCAAGGACACGCGCCGCGAAGTATGAAATGTCCCACGGCTCGCCATCTCGCGCCACAATTAGAGAAATGCTCCGCATCATCCCGGAGCGCGATACATGACGGAGGATGGTCGAAACGGTGTCCCCCGGCTTGAGCGCTTCCCGTAGTACCCGGAGCGCGTTCTCCTGTTCGTTGCGCTTCTCTTGTGCTTTGGATATTGTTTTTTCCATAACCCCTCCTTGTGTCGGTTTATTGGTTTAAATCTTTCATTGGCCAAAGTGAACCATTCGACAATTCTTTGTAGTGAATCCCATAAACAAACCCCATTCGATGCATACGGCCTTTTATTGCCCTTGCATAGAGGTTTGCCTTGTGATGCATTTTCTCGGTCATTGGGACATACGGCCTTGTGCAATGATTCCAGGCGGCCACTAGTCCCCAAATGCCATGCGATGCCCGCCATAACTTGCCCGCATTCTTTTTGGCATAGCTTGAATGCGTCTGGTAATACTTCGGTGCTTCAACGTCAAAAAGTGTATCCATGGTCAACTCCTCTGCCCTTGGGCGGTTGTTAAAACTCTGTTTTGAGAAGAAACTCTACAGCTTTATCATCCTGCTCTTATTGTTTTTTGAAAATGTTGAATATTGCTTTTGCGACAAGCTTTCCTTCTTCAATGCGTTCTTGCTTTTCCTTTTCGGAAACTTTGTTTTCGGGGTGTTCATATTTAGTGTCCATCTTGAAACCCTCCGTTTGGTTGTGAATATTCAAATACTTAACGGCATTATGGAAAAGGTTATCAAATTTCTCAACACCGACAATGAACCACTTGAGAGACTTGATATCATCGGAGGTAGGATTATCCATCGAGATAATTTCCTTTACCAACTTCCTCGATATCTTTTTAGTGTCCATCTTGAAACCCTCCGTTTGGTTAACCGCATTAGTGATCTGTTTCATAATGAGAGTATCGTCCGATCCGTCCGGGAACGCAAGGAATGAGCGCCTGGAAAGGTCGTTTATTTTTGAGTGTTCATACGGGTTGTATGTTTGGAAAGCGGCACACCATAGGTAGTATGTCTTATTATCGGACGTATAGCGTGATTTTGACACGCGAAAGCAAGCGGTAGAATCATCATATAAAATATGTAATATAATAAAGTATGGGCGGCCTCTCCAAAGTGTCCTTATCGTGTAGGTAATACTTGTGCTTTCCGTCCGCGAAGCGGCTTTATTTTAAAAAAAGGTGTTTATTCTTTAGCAATTATGTTATGGTTTTATATCAAGCAGATTATCTCTAGAATGTTTTAACTCTTTCAGCTTTCAAAACTTATGATGGAGAATATGGGAAACGCTAATTCCGGACGACGTGATTCTATAACTGAAAGAAGAGCAAGAAAATTAGAAGTAAAAGTAAAAAGAGTTGAAGCGAAGGCCGTCGATCATGCTCTTGAAGTCTACAAGACAGGAACATCCAGCCAAAAATTAGACTTAACCAAAGCTTTAATCCCTAAAACAGTCCAGCGCGTAACAGATCCGGCAAGCGGTCAGCGTCCGGGTATCTTGATTATGATAATGCCAAAGGACCAGATAACGGCACAAGAACAAGCGCCGCGCGCCCCCGTGATCGAGATAACAGCCCAGGACGTAGAAGTACCCTCCAAAGAAGATAACGCGTCTAATGACCAACCAGAGGCCAATCCGTGAGGGTTCAAGCTTGATAACTTACATACCTCATCTTATAGGACGTACGACCACAACCCCTAGAAGCAACAAGCACATGACACACAAGAGCAATCGAATATGATTAAACATCAACGCGGATCACAAGCGCCGAACGTATTAGAACAGGCCCCCCTTACCCCCCTATTTTTAAAGACACCCCCCCCTGGAAAACCCTGGATGGAACCTAAAAAGGATGCTTATATCTATGTCCAATATAATTTCCCGATTTAAGTCCTTTTTTCTTTTCAAAAGTTTTAAATTTTTTTTCTGGTTATTAACGGATAAAAATGTTTAGGAAGATCGGGATAGTGATAGACCGTGGGGAGCATCATTGTTTTTTTCAGGGGCATGAAGAGTGTGTGAGGAATAAAGACGGGAGCATAAGACATTTGGGGGTGGTTGTGGCGCGGGTAACGGGTCACGAACTTGGGAATGAGAGTTCGCTAAAAAGCGAGGCATTGGAGCTTTTCAGGGTTTGTTTACGGGGCGAGAAGAAGATTTGGGCGCGCATCGTTTGTTTTTTCTTTCACCGTCTTTATTTTTCGGAGTGGCGGAACCACAATGTTAATTGGTGCAGGAAATGTTCCAGATTTTGGTGGCGGAACGGGAATCCTTTGGGTAACATTTTAGGGAACATTATTTAAACGGGAGGTTAAATATGTGTTATAGCGGCGAGCAGTTGTGGGAGGAACCGAAGAAAGACGGGATGGTAAAGAGCGCGTTTAAATTTTTTAAGTTTCGTTGGATATTTTCGGGCGTTTTGTTCCGGGTGTTGTTCCGGGGGAAAGCTGAGTGACTTCCGAACAGCGCGTCGTCAAGTTGGTGGAAGGTGGGTATCAGGCCGAGTTTTTCGAATCGACCGCTCGGTTCCCTTGTCTTATCGCCGGCATCGGGACCGGGAAGACATTCATCATGCTTTACAAGATTTGGCGGTACTGCGAGCTGTACCCGAAAAGTATTTGGCTCATTGTCAGGAAAGAGTTCACGGATCTAAGAGATTCCACGATGAAAGATTTCACCCGGTATTTCGGGGTGACGGCGGATTCGAACAAGGAATATAAGTTCCCGAATGGAAGCGTAATCATGTTCAGGCACGCCGACGAAACCGCGGTCTTAAAGAACATCAATTTAAGCGGGTTTGCGTTCGAACAGGGCGAAGAGTTCGAGACTTCGGATCAATTCACGTTTTTGAGGGACAGGTTGAGGAACGAAGCAGGACCTTATAGACAGGGTTTGGTGATCGCAAACGCTTGCGGTAGAAACTGGATTTGGGATATTTGGATTCAGGGAGCGGAATCGGTCAGAGTGACGGATGATAAAACAGGAGAATATACTTACGTCGGAGACGAGTATTTATGTTTCACGGCCAATACCTTCGCCAACGCTCATAACTTACCTGAGGACTTCTTAGAAGATTTGAGAAGGATGGCCAAAGACGCGCCCAATCACTACCAGCAGTATGTAATGAATAGCTTTGATGAGATCGATCTTGACGACGCTTTACTCACCCATGACGTTGTTTATAACTCCTCAAAAATTGAGATGGAAGCGGTCGGTTCCGTGAAAAGGATCATGGCCGTTGACGTTGCGAGAATGGGAGGAGACGAAATTACGTTCACGGTCCTTGAAACGAGAGGTCCTATCAGGTTGGAGGAAGTCTTTAAAGACGTGACCCGGTTCCAGAAAATTGACCAAACCATCGGGAAAACACTCGAACTCATCCATGAATGGGACATCGATATCGTGGTCGTGGACGATACCGGCATGGGAGGAGGAGTAACCGATCTTTTGGATGATTCCGCCGGCAGATTTAGAGTCATTCCTTTTAACGGAGGGGAAAAGTCAGAGGCCCCTCTTTGCGGGAATAAACGCGCGGAAGGATATTTTAAACTTCAGAATATGCTTGACCAGAGTTGGCTCAAGATTTTACCCGACCAGAAGACCCAAAAAGAACTCCTCACGATACGGTACAAATACAAGGCCGAAAAGAAATTCATCGTCTCAAAAGAAGAGATGAGAAAAAAAGGAATCCCTTCCCCCGGAAGAGCGGATGGATTGATGATGGGGGTTTCTGAAGCGAGTCAACTGAACGACCAGTCTTCTAAGTTTCCGGGTTACTCACCCATGAGAGACGGCTACGGCGACAGTTTTAAATTCGATGAACTCAATCCCCCGTCGGCTTTCCAATGAAGAAAATAGTTTTTGCGCTTCTTATCTTTTGGGCGCTCTTTGTTATTTATCAGCTCACTCATGGCATTAAAAATTCGAAACATCCGGTCATGGGAAGTGCTTATGAAAAATAAATGGATCGAAGCCACCCCGTTCTTCGTCGCTTTTCTTTTGATGATCTGTATGCTAGTGTTTGGTAAATTCAACTAAAAAGGAGAACATCATGGTATTCCCACTCAAACATTCCAATCCCGCGCCCGTTGATCCGAACCTCGTAGAAGAACACGTTCTTGTCCTGCATTACAAAAGATTCAAAGACGGAGGAGAGAAAGTCGAAGTCCGTGGTTCCATTTCAAATATCGGGGCCTGTTACAAAACAATCGAGATGGGGAAAGACATCGTAAAGAAATGGAACGAACTCAACAATCATTATCTCGAATTTCAACAGATCAAGACCCCTGAAAAACCGTGACGCTTACCGACGGGGTTGTTTTTTTAAAACCGTTTAAAACGGAGGAGGACAGGGAATATCTCTATCGTTTTGTGAACGCCGAAGAAAAAAGAATGACGTACGAAATGAGTTTTCGTTACGTCAGGGATTGTTGGGTCGGTGAAACAAAAGAGGGTATTAGGGGGGGGGTCGTTTACCTCTCCTATTACCCCGAATATGATTGGTGGGTCTTGAACGCTTACCGGGACAATAGGGTTTTAGCTAGACTTGAACGAAGAGATTGGAGTAGCCGGGCCGCAGATTTAATTATCAATCATTTTTTTCTTTGTGAAAAATACAAGAACTATGATAGGCTTTATACGTTGCACGCGAGAAGAAAAAAAATAATCTCCGAGATGGTGAAGCGTAAAGGTTTTCAGGAGGTCGGACACATGACAACGGAAGTCGGAGAATTCGGTTTGTTCGTAAAGGTCAGACCTCAATGAGCGATGTCGGAAAGGTATTCTCCACGTTCTTTGATCCGTTGGGTTTGGGGTTCGGAAAACTTATGACCGGACAAGACAGCGCCCTTTTAAACGTGGATCAGGCGTATGGAAATAAAGTCGGGGATAAAAAAAACAAACCTAATCAGCCGGGATCTCCAACCGAGCCAAGCTTCGATACGGCAGGAGCGACAGCGGAAGCTCAACAGACTGAAGCGAGACGGGCTTTACTTCTTTCGGGAGGCGAAACTTCTCTTACGGGACCGGGTGGCGCTCCTATTCTTGGCGGCATGACTTCTTCAAAAACTCTTTTGGGGGTCTGATGAAAAAAAATAATCCCGTTTCAAAATCACCGATCAAAGCGTCCAATCTGTCTTTTCATATCGGGAACTCTCCCGCCGTTTCCCCCAATTACGCGCAAGCATCCAAAGTCGCCGAACGAGCCGCTCAAAAAGCGATCTCAGCAAAACCCAAGAAATTTAAAAGCGGGGGTTGGTGATGCCTGGCATTGATAGAATCATCGGCGATTATGAGCAAATTTACGACGCAGAAGGCTCCTACCGAAGTTATTGCCAGGATGTCGCCAATTTCTGTCTCCCAAGAAAAGCATGGATTAATTCCATCCGGGTTCAGGGCGAGCGTTTAAAAGACAATTTCCTCTACGATATCCGCGCCATTCGAAATCTTAAAGACATGGTTTGCGGATTTCACTCCAATCTCACGAATCCTTCCTCAAGGTGGTTCGACACCGAAACCATGAACAACCGTTACATGGAGTTCGGGGCGATCCAACGCTACTACAAAAGATGCGACGACATCATGTTCGATGTTATCAATGACTCCAATTTTGATGAAGCCATTCTCGAAACCTATATCGATCTTGGCGCTTTTGGAACGGGGAATCTTCATACCGAAGACGATGATGTTGATGAGGTCAGGTACACCGAAATCCCAATCGAGCAATATGTTTTCGTGGAAGACGCTCGCGGGAGAGTTTTTAAAGTGTACCGTAAATTTACGTATACCGCGCTCCAATGCAAAGACAGATGGGGAGAGAAAGTCCCGAAAGAAGTGAATGACGCGATCAAAGATAAACCCTATCAGAGATTTGAAATCCTGCATTACATAGGGCCGAGGGACAAAAGAAATCCGTGGAAAGCCGACCGTTCGAATATGCCGTGGGAAAGTCTCTGGATTATGATAAAACCAGAAATGCTTTTATCCGAAGGCGGGTATCAGGAACTTCCCTCCGCGATTGGCCGTTGGTGGAAAGACTCGAATGGCGACCCTAGGGGATTCAGTCCCGCGATGGACGCTCTCGCTTCGATCAAACTTTTAAACGCTCAGAAAAGAACTTTTATCAGGCACGCCATGAAAGCCTCCGACCCGGCGTGGATGGCTCCTTTCAGGAGTTTTTTAAACACCCCGAATTTTAATCCCTCCGCCGCGAACTATTACGACTCGAAACATTTTAAAGCCGATTCTTTCAAATTTTTAAATCCTGAAGGAAATTTTTCTCTGAACGTCGAAGCGATGGATATTGAGGCTTACGAAATTGAACGGGCATTTTACGTCGATGTTTTTAATTCGATATCAGCTCTCACTCAAGACAAAAAGAAAAGAAGTATTCCAGAGATCCAAAGGATCATCGGGGAGGGTATGGCGAAGCTTGGTCCCATTATCGGAAAAGTCATTAAGGGAACTCTGACCCCTACTCTGAGCCGAACAAGAGCCATTTGCGAACGCCGGCTTCTTTTCCCTCCCAAACCAAAAGAACTTAATGATGAGCGGGAAAAAGTGGTTTATAATTCTCCGCTTGCGAGAGCGCAACGTCAGTCTCAAATGCTTGGCATGACCGCTTACATGGGTATCCTGACTGAGCTTTCAAATTTCGACCGCTCAGTTCTTGATCCCGTTGACTTGGATAAATGGTCAAGAATTATCGCCGACATCCAGGGGGTTGATCCCTCAATCTACAAGGATGAAGAAGAAGTGAAAAAGATACGCGCCGCACGCGCCAAGATGCAGATACAACAACAGCAGGTCGCCACCGCAGAACAAGCGGCCTCTGCAACCCTCCACGGAGCCAAGGCTCAAAAAGCCCAAAAGGACGCTGAGAATGTTCCTGCGTAGTAACGGCATCGCAACTGATGTCAATTTATTGACGATCAGCAGAACCAAGGCGCGACTTCCTCCTCCGCAACTCGCTTGGATGGCATTCAGGTATATATTCAATAAGAACGGGGAAATGAACAGTTGGCTTTCCATCCCCGACAACAAAATGTCGAAAGAAGAGATCGCGGATCTCATGTCCTCCATCGTGAATTGGAATGATTGGATCAGAGTCCAGAAAGAAAAACTCGCCAAGAAATTCGGGAATGAAT